CCGACGATCCCATCGAGGACGGATACTTCGGCTGCGGCGGCGTCGCGGAGATCCCGCACCTGCAGGATAAGTGCATCACGCTCGCCAAGGGCGGCTTCAAGCACCACACCGCCATCTGCGAGGGCCATTATAAGGACATCCTCAAGGAAGCGTTCACAACCTATCTCGGATATGAGTGGGTCGATATTGACTGAGGGCAGTGCATGATTTGTCTTGGAGTCGACATCGGCGGCACGGGCTGCAAATGCGCAGCATTCGATGAATGTGGTGTACAGTATGCGCTGTCTTATGCGGAATATACGTTGGCAGCAGGAACGTCCAGCCTGCCGCCGGATATGCTGTACCGTGCAGTGATGTGTGTCATGGATGACTGCTGCAAACAACTTCCCACACTGATGAATGTTGCAGCAATCACTATATCTTCTTTCGGGGAATCATTTGTTTCCGTTGATGCACAGGGCAAACCACTGTCGGATATTCTGATGTATTTCGGAAATGCGGAATCAGAAGATTTCTCAGAGCTGGTCAGGCGTGTCGGCGCAGAGCGATTCATGAGGATCGCGCGTATCATGCCGGATGCATCTTATTCGCTGGCAAAAATGTGCTACACACTGAAAAATGCAAGGAAACCTGTTTATAAGTTTTTATTCATTGCGTCGTATCTGTGTTTTTGTCTGACCGGAAAGTCAGTTTGCGACGAGTCACTCGCTTGTCGGTCGTTGTTGTACGATGTAGAAAAGCATTGCTGGTCGGACGAACTGTTGGACTTGTGCGGCATTGCGCACGATTTGCTGCCAGAAGTGCTTCCAACCGGAAGCATTGCAGGAACAATCCTGCCGGATCTTGCGGAAACGCTTGGTTTGCCCAGAACGGTACAAATTGTTATCGGCAGCCACGATCAAATCGTCAATGCGCTTGGTGCGGGTGTATGTCGGCCCGGCGATGCTGTTGATACATCAGGGACATGTGAGTGCATTACGCCGCTGTTTTCCAAAATTCCGGAAGGGCTGGATTTTCAAAAGAATAACTTTGCCTGCGTACCGTATTTGCAAACGGGTGGTTATGTGACGTATGCCTACAATATTTCGGCAGGGTCGGTTGTGCGCTGGTACCGCGATGCGCTCGGCGGCATATTCCGTCGGGAAGCGGAACGATCTGCCATAGATATTTATGATGTCTTTAACCGCGACTGCCCGGCTGAACCGTCGAACCTGCTCGTGTTACCGTTTTTGCAGGGAATGGGAGGGACGCCGCAGGTGAATCCCAGTACAACTGGACTGATTGCGGGATTGACGACACAGACGCGGCTTTCGGATATCTATCGTGCCATTTTAGAAGGCGTTACCTTTGAGATGCGTTACAACCAGGATGCGCTGGCGGAAAACGGCGTTACGTTTGAGCGACTTTATGCTTGCGGCGGTGGGGCTCGTTCAAATGTCTGGCTGCAAATCAAGGCTGATATTCTTGGCTGTGAAATTGTCCGAGTAGAAACGGAAGAAACTGGCGCAATGGGCAGTGCAATTTTGGGCTTTGCCGCCGTAACCGGAGAAAGTCCGCTGGAGATTGCGTCACGCTTTGTGCGCTATGGGAAACATTTTGTGCCAAATCCTGCGAATCGAGCGATTTATGAGAGACAGTATGCGCAATATTGCCTGCTGCGGGATTTTTACACAAAGAGTGAGAGGTATACAAATAGATGAAACAGGCAGTTATGTACGGCGGCGGCAACATTGGCCGCGGCTTTATCGGCGCGACACTCAGCCAGTCCGGGTATGAGGTGACCTTCATCGACGTGGCGGAGCCGCTCGTGAAGGCTTTGTAGGAAAAGCATCAGTACCCTGTCCGCTATGTGTCGAGCGAAGGATACGAGGACATTATGATCGAGCACGTCACAGCCGTCAACGGCAATGATCAGGAAGCGGCTTCCGAGGCCATTGCCAATTGCGACATCATGGCGACAGCTGTGGGCGCAAGAATCCTCAAATTTATCGTCCCGAACCTCGTCGCGGGTCTGCGCAAGCGCTGGGCGCGGACGGATGTGCCGCTCAACATCATTATCTGTGAGAATCTGAACGACGCAAATAAGATCCTCGAAGGGATGCTCAAGGAGCATCTCTCCGAGGAGGAAAAAGCGTTATTTGACGCGCGCGTCGGTCTGGTCGAAGCGTCCATCGGGCGGATGGTGCCGGTGCAGACGGAAGAAATGAAGGATGGCGACCCGATGCGCGTCTGCGTCGAGCGCTACAGCTTCCTGCCGGTCGATCTGGCTGCGTTCAAGGGCGAGATTCCGGAGATTCAGAATCTGGTGCCGTATGAGCCGTTTGATTTCTACATCAAGCGCAAGCTGTTCATTCACAACATGGGCCACGCGACCTGCGCGTATCTCGGCGGCTACGTTGGCCGGAAGTATATCTATCAGGCCATCGACGATCCGGAAATTCTGAGCATCGTGGAAAATGCGATGCTGGAGAGCGCGATGGCGCTGTCGCAGAAGTACGGCGTCGAGCTGGAGCCGCTGATGCTCCACATCACGGACCTGCTCGGCCGGTTCCGCAACGCAGCGCTGAAGGACACCTGCAAGCGCGTCGGCGGCGACCCCGCACGGAAGCTCGGCGCAGCCGACCGGCTGATCGGCTCCAGCCTGCTGTGCTTGGAAATGGGCGTAATGCCTGCGTATATCGCCGTCGGCGCGGCAGGTGCAGTCTACCGCTATTTGAGTGAGGCAGGAACAGAGCAGTCGTATGACGCCGCGAAGCGGGTGCTCAGAGAAATTTCCGGCCTGCCAGACGGGCACGCGCTGACAGAACTGATTTTACAGATATATGGGTTGTGCCTTGAGGGTGAAACTACAGCAATGATGCGCCGGTATGCGCAGAAGATCAAAGTGACCAATATGCGTGAGGTAATTTAGGGCAACACCGCACAATTTGGCAAGCAGATTCGATGAGAGATTTTTCGTCGAGACAAGGTTTGAAAAGCGCAGGGATACTGTATGTGCCCGCATCCGTAAGGCGTCTTCGGCGCCAACGGCTGCGACATATTTCAGGCCCCTCAAACCGCAGAATTGGCGGAAAAGATCCACCGAAGCGCGAAGACGCAATTGTGCAGTGCTGCCTTAGTTAAAACGGTATTATCATCCGGAACTTAAGCCATAGGATTATGCAGCCGGTCGCTTAAAACACACTCATACAAATGCGCATATGTTATGTGGGGCGTTTACGTCAAGAAGCTGCCGTATAAATGGTTCACCACTGTACGGCAGTATTTCACAAGCAAGGAATGGAAAAATATGTATTTTCTCGTTTGCGGATAGTATTGGAGAAATAAGTGTGTTCAAATCAGCGTATTATCCTTGTCGCTATTTTGTCGCACATTTTTCACAGATTCGCTCTGCTTTGGCTCTTGTAATGTCGCGCTGCTCTGTGATAATCTTATCATAGAAAATTACGGAAACAGATGTTTTGCGCGGCACTGCGCAGAAACATCTGTTTTTGCTTTCCAGTTTGATTTTGCGCGGATGGGAGGAACGCTATGGAGCCCACATATAAAAGCTACATTCTGGAACTCCTTGAGAATTCTTCACATCGGCTGCGGCAAATTGAACTCATGCGGTATGAGCTTCAGCATATACCGCAGGTTTCTGATTCGGAAATGATTGAGGCAATGTCCCTGCCGCCCTTGACAAGCAGCGAAAAAGCGACTAACTCAAAAGCTGTTCCGGACGTTGCGCTTTCCTATAAGAAAACGGCTGAACGGATGAATGCTGAGGCGCTGGGCGAACTTGCGTCTGCCTATGTGAATCTCTGGCGGGAGCATGACCGACTCCAGCATTATATTGGATTACTGGATGAGCGCCAGGGCAGAGTACTCCGGCTATACTACTTTGAGTCGTATGTGTGGACAGACGTTGCAAAGGTTATGCACATGACTGTACGGACAGCACAGAGAATCCGGCAGCAGGCGGTGGATGAGTTGACAAAACTTTACGTATTTGCCGATTCCTTTTTCAAACTATAGATTTTAACATAATTAAAGATATTAGAAAGGAAGGGCAGAATGAAAACTCAGGATCTGTTTGCGGATTATCCGGATTTGGTGAATGTGAAGCAATTTCAGACAATGATGGGTGGTATCAGCGTAAAAGCGGTCTATCAATGTTTGCATGATGGCGAAGTGGAGTTTTTCAAAATCGGCCGGAGGTTTCTGATTCCCAAAGCAAGTGTGATCGCGTTCGTCAGGCGAAGAACAAATTCTAAAGATGTTTGACGCTCAAATAAAACATTGTGCTCAGTTTATGGGAGTGGTAAAATAAAGTCAGTCATTGGCAGAAATTTTACCGCTACCGAAAGGAGAGTTTATGATGGTAGCAGGGCATCTGCAAATCAAGAATGAGAAATACTATATGGTTCTCGAACTCAGGACCGAGCAGGGAGAACGCAAGACGAAGTGGATCGGAACCGGATTGGCGGTAAAGGGCAACAAACGCCGGGCAGAAGCCATGCTGGAGGAAACACGAACGAAATACCTTTCACCGGTTGTGAACAATAAATCCCAAATGCCGTTTGCGGAGTATATGGGCTATTGGCTGGAAATTGTAAGACCCAATCTGGAGGAAAACACGTACGCCGGATACAAAAGCAATATCGAAAAAAGAATTGTGCCGTTTTTCAAACAAAGCGGTGTTACGCTCGGCGAAATAAAAGCTGTTCAGATTCAGGAATTCTATACATACTGCCAGACGGTTTTGCATGTCAGCAATAATACCGTGATCCACTACCACGCGAATTTGATGAGCGCATTCAAATATGCGCTGAAAATGGATTTCATTCGTGTAAATCCTATGAATAGGGTCAAGAAGCCAAAGCCGATACAGCATAACGCGAATTTCTATAGCGCGGAAGAAGCGGAGAAACTGATTGCAGCAGTGCATGGGGATACGATTGAATTCCCGGTCATGATGGCTGCATATTATGGACTCCGGCGGAGTGAAATCGCCGGTCTTCGTTGGAGGGCTATTGATTTCAAAAGCAACCGGATAACGATCGAGCATACTGTGACGCAGGCGATCGTAGACGGAGAGCGGAAAATCATTGCAAAGGATCGGGCAAAGAATAAATCCAGCTGCAGAAGTCTTCCTTTAATGCCGCAATTCAAAAAGATATTGCTTCAGATGAAAAAGCAGCAGGAGACCAACAGAAAACTCTGCGGAAACTGCTATCACGAAAGTGAGTATGTATATGTCAATCATCTTGGCATCCCATATACGCCGGACTTTATAACAGATCATTTTCGTAAGTACCTGAAGAAAGCCGGATTCCGAAAGATCACTTTCCACGAACTTCGTCATAGCTGCGCCAGCATGCTGCTGAAGCAGGGCGTTGGAATGAAAGATATTCAGGCGTGGCTCGGTCACAGCACATATAACACGACAGCGAATCTCTACGCACACCTTGATTCTGAATCCAAGGTCAGCGTAGGCACAGTTATGGAAAATCTGCTCGATCTCTCATCGGCACTCGAAAGTGCGTAAAAGCCATCGCGAAGCGACACGGCTATTGCTCGGATGTGCTTCAAAAAGCAAAATCGTAACCCAGCGTTAGCGGTTACGATTTTGAAAGGAGGAGCGACGGAGAAGCCGAATTGCAAACCAACGAAGTGTTTGCAATTCGGAAACGAAGAAAGACCTTTGCTGTCGAGATGGACGCGCTTGCGCGGTCATCTGACACCCAAAGGTCATTTCTGAGTGGTGCCGCTGACGGGACTCGAACCCGTACAGAAGTAAAATTCTGGCAGATTTTAAGTCTGCTTTGTCTACCGATTCCAACACAGCGGCATATTCAAAAAGGAGATGCGGCGGACGGAGAGAAAACAGGAGAGAAATTCCGGCTTGCTCCGGCCATTGAAAACTGAAAACGCTTGATTTTACTGGGGACTTAAGGTTCGGCGGGCAAATAGACCCACCGGATTTTAAGTCCCTTGTGTCTGCCATTCCACCACACCGGCAGGTGGAAATATTTTAGCACTGAATGGCGGGCGCGTCAAGGATAGAAATCGGGGCTGGGGCGGAAGAATGGGCGGAAGTCCGGTTTTTGGGACAGTATGACATTCGGGCGGATAGAAAATTTCGCCGATTCTTTGTATGTTCTGCCATATTGCAAAAATAGAACAAATGTTTTAATATACAAATACTGCCTCATACATCAGCTGCCGGAAGAACGGAACGGAATTTTAGGAGTGGATGCAGAATGACGAAACACCGAGCAGACAGACAGGACGCATGGGAAACGGCGGACGAGCGGATCGTCCGGCTGTTTGCGGCGCTGAGCCGGGAGGAAAAACAGCAGTTTCTTACTTTTTTTGAAAACGCTCTAAAAACGCGATCATGGCCTGCTTCAGATCATCGTCAGCATGGGAAAGAAGCTCCCTGAGCTGTGCGTCGAGCGGGTCCTCCTCACCGGACGGTGCGCCGGTGGGGAGCATTTTTTTATCCGTCGCGCCGGTGAGGTAGGCGGGCGTTGTGCCGAGGGCGGCGGCGACGATCTGGAGCTGGTCGGCGCTGGGCTCGGATTTGCCGGCCTTCCAGTCCTGGCAGACGGTCGGCGTGCGGCCGATGCGGCGGGCGATGGACGCCTTGGTCACGCCCGTCTCGCGGATCAGCGCTTCGAATCTGCTATAAATAAACAAAACAGACACCTCGCATTTGTGCAAAATAGAGAATCAAATAAAAATGCGACATACCTCCCTTGACAATCGCATATAAATGCGATACACTCAGGGGGCAGGTGCGGAGAGCGCTGCGGGCCGGAAGCAAACAGGCCCGTGGGCCAGGGAATCAGAGAGAGCGGCGCCGCAGCCGGAGATTCATGCAGATTTATTGTATCCGGCGCGGCGCGTTTTGTCAACTGCGTATCGCATAAAAATATGATTTCGGGAGGTGTGGGAGGATGATGCGCGGCTGTGTCTGCCGGTGGTGCGGCGAGGCTGTCACGGAGGCGGACGAGCGGTATGAGGCGATGGACGGCACGGCGGTGCACGCGGAATGCATGGAGGCGCTTTTGCTGGAGACGGTGGGGGTGGAGGCACTGGCGGAGCGCATGGGGTATGAACACAGACGGGAGGTGGAGATGGATGCAGAACGGAGAGAAGGGCTTTGAGCCGGTATGGTGCCCGTTTTACCGGGAGGACAGCGGCAGGAGCATTTACTGCGAGGGAATCACGGACGAGAGCTTTCTGCGGCTGACGTTCGCTTCGGGGCGGGCGAAGCGGCAGCAGATGGAGATCTTCTGCCGGACGAAAAACTGCGAGAAATGCGAGCTTTATACGGCCATCAACGCGAGGTATGCGGATGACTGAGGAAAAGGGCGGAAGAACGCGGAAGGACCCCATCGGCAGGGCGTCCGGGAATCTGGAAAAGGCGCTGGAGACGATCTCGAAGCGGCTGCTGGAGCAGATCAAGGACGGCGAAACGCCGAGCAGGGAGCTGGGCGAGCTGGCAAAGGTGATGAAGCAGGCGGTCGAGATCCGGCAGGAGCTGCAGGAGGAGCACGGCGGGCAGGAGACGGGCGTGCGCGTGGTATTTGAGCGGGAAGCGGAGGAATTTTCGGAATGACGGAGCTGCGGATCGGCGCGCCGAATGAGAAGCAGAGGCGGTTTTTACTGGACCGGCACCGGCACATCGCCTATGGCGGGGCCAGAGGCGGCGGGAAGAGCTGGGCTGTGCGCACAAAGGCGAAGCTGCTGGCGCTGCGGTATGCGGGGATCAAGCTTTTGATCGTGCGCAGGACGCTGCGGGAGCTGCAGAACAACCATATCGACCCGCTGCGGCAGGAGCTGGCGGGGATCGCGAAATATAAGGCGGCGGACAAGCGGTTCGAATTTCCAAACGGGTCGACGATCACGTTCGGCTACTGCGCGTGCGACGGCGATATGGGGCAGTATCAGGGCGCGGAATACGACGTGGTGTTTCTCGACGAGGCCGGGCAGCTGCAAAAGGCGTGGATCGACGCGATCAATGCCTGCGTGCGCGGGACAAACGGGCTGCCGAAGCGGACGTACTACACGCTGAACCCCGGCGGGCCGGGGCACGGATATTTTAAACGGCTGTTCATCGACCGCCGGTTCGAGGCGGGAGAGGAGCCGGAGAATTACAGCTTTGTGCAGGCGCTGGTGACGGATAACCGGGCGCTGATGCGGCAGCAGCCGGAGTATTTGAAGCAGCTGGAAACGCTGCCGCCGAAGCTGCGCGAGGCGTGGCTGTATGGGTCGTGGGACGTGTATGAGGGGCAGTTTTTTGAGGACTTCCGCGACGTGCCGGAACACTATGAGGACCGGCAGTGGACGCACGTGATCGAGCCGTTTGCGCCGGACAAGGGGTGGACGGTCTGCCGGAGCTATGACTTCGGGTATGGAAAGCCGTTTTCCTGTGCGTGGTGGGCGGTCGATTACGACGGCGTGATCTACCGCATTCTGGAGCTTTACGGATGCACGCGGATGCCGAACGAGGGCGTCAAGTGGACGCCGGACCGGCAGTTTGCCGAGATCAGGCGGATCGAGACGGAGCATCCGTGGCTCAAGGGCCGGGAGATCATGGGCGTGGCGGACCCGGCGATCTGGGACGCCTCGCGCGGGGAAAGCGTGGCGCAGACGGCGGCGCGGTACGGCGTGTATTTTACGCCGGGCGACAACGAGCGCATCGCGGGCTGGATGCAGTGCCATTACCGGCTGCAGTTCGATGAGAACGGGTACCCGCGTATGTATGTATTCAAAAACTGCAAAGCATTTATCCGGACGGTGCCGCTGATGCTGTATTCACAGACGCGGCCGGAGGATCTGGACACGGCGATGGAGGATCATGTGTGCGACGAATGGCGGTATTTCTGTATGTCGCGTCCGGTGAAGCCAATGATGCAGGCGCAGACGGCGGCGGTCTGGTCAGACCCGCTGAACCAACTGAAATAAGGAGGAAGCAATGGAGGTACGGACAACAGGCGTTCCCGTCATTGGGGCGCGGGAGCTGCGGCGGGCGGCGGATATTCTGCGCCGCTACAAGCAGGGCAAGCAGAATCTGGAACGGCGCATCATCGCCGACGAGGACTGGTGGAAGCTGCGGCAGTGGCGGCAGTTTTCGGATAAGGGCAATCCGAATGACGACCGGCCCGCGTCCGGGTGGCTGTTCAACGTCATCATGGGCAAGCACGCGGATGCGGTCGCGGCCTATCCGGGGCCGGTCATCCGCCCGCGGGAACCGGACGACCGGCAGGAGGCGCAGATGCTCTCGTCAATCATTCCGTGCATTTTGGAGCAGAACGATTTTGAAGAGGTCTACTCCGATACTTGCTGGCAGAAGATGAAGCAGGGTACAGGCGTGTGGGGCGTGTACTGGGACCAAGAGAAGCTTGGCGGACTGGGAGATATTTCGATTCGGCCCGTGAATGTGCTGAACCTGTTTTGGGAGCCGGGCGTAACGGATATCCAGAAGTCGCAGAATGTGTTTTATCTGGAACTGGAGGACAATGAGACGCTGCTGGCGGCGTATCCGCAGCTGGCGGGAAAACTCGGCGGGAGCAGCGTGGTGCTTTCCCGTTACCGGACGGACGATGCGGTAGATCTTTCGGAAAAGACGCTGGTGGTAGATTGGTATTACAAGAAGCGCGTGGGCGGAAGGAGCGTGCTGCATTACTGCAAGTATGTGGGCGAGACAGTCTTGTACGCGACGGAGAACGACACGTTTGTCCCGTCGGTCACGCGCGAGGCACGCGACCCGGAGACGGGCGAGGCGGTTTTGGTGCAGACGCCGGTGCGTGCGCCGACGTGTGAGCGGGGACTGTATGACGACGGGGATTATCCGTTCATCTTTGACCGGCTGTTTCCCATCGAGGGCTCGATCTGCGGGTACGGATACATTGATATCGGCAAGGGCGCGCAGGAGCAGATTGACCGAATGGATCAGGCTATTGTGAAGAACACGATCATGGCGGCAACGCCAAGATGGTTCCGCCGCTCGGACGGGTCAGTTAATGAGCAGGAATACGCGGATTGGACGAAGCCGTTTGTGCATGTGGACGGGAATCTGGGACAGGACTCCTTACAGCAGGTGCAGGTCAATATGCTGCCGGGGATCTGCGTGCAGGTTTTGAACAACAAGATCGAGGAACTCAAATGGACGACGGGCAATACGGATGTGACGAACGGACAGGTTTCGTCCGGTGTGACGGCGGCCTCGGCCATCGCGGCTTTGCAGGAGGCATCCGGGCGCAGCTCACGCGCATCGACGCAGTCGGCATACCGGGCTTATGCGCGGCTGATCCGCATGGTGATCGAACGCATCCGGCAGTTTTACGATCTGCCGCGCAGGTTCCGCATTGTGGGCGCAGGCGGGGCAGAGGAGTTTGTGTCCTACTGCAACGCGCGGCTGAAGGCGCAGAGCATGGGGCCGGAGGCGCTCATGCGGATGCCGGTGTTCGACGTCAGTGTTGCGGCGCAGAAGCACACGGCCTATACGAAGCTGGCGCAGAACGAACTGGCGCTGCAGTTTTTCCAGCTGGGCTTTTTCCGGCCGGAGATGGAGACGCAGGCGCTGGCGTGCCTCGATATGATGGACTTTGACGGCAAGCAGCAGATCTTGCAGAAGATTCGCTCCGGCGCGGATGCGGCGGCGTGGCAGCGCATGGCGCTGACGCTGGCGGGGCGGTACGAGCCGGAACTGTATGCGCGGCTGGCGAGCTCGCCCTCACCGGAGGCTCCGGGCGGGATGCAGACGGCAAAGAAGCAGGACGCGGAGCCGGCCAGAGTGCAGCAAGCGCGCAGGCGCGCCGGAGAGGCGGCGCAGCCGGGATGATTGAGGTATGGCTGGGAAAAACGGCGCTGACGGTGCGCGGGCACGCAGGGTTTTCGCGGTATGGCAGCGATATCGTCTGCGCGGCGGCGTCAATGCTGGCGTTCGCGCTGGCGGAGGCGGTGCAGGCGGCGGGGCTGAAAACACCGCCGGTGATCGAATCGGGCTGCGGAGGCTTCCGGCTGGAAGTGTCTGCGGACAAACGGGAGCAGGCGCGGCTGGACGGCATGTTTGAGACGGTTCGCGCAGGATACCGGCTGCTCTCAGCGCGGTATCCGGACTATGTGCGGGTTTTGGGTGAACGTGACCCTGAAAATAAGTTGGAAAGACCCGAGTGTCGCCCGCTTGAAGGGCAGAAGGAGGAACGGAATGGAGAAGTTTGATTGGCTGCAGGCGTTTGCAGCAGAGCAGCAGGAGCAGCCGGAACCGGGCGTATCGGCGGACGCCGCGCCGGAGGATGTGCAGGAGCGCGCAGAGGCGTTCCGGGCGCTCATCCAGGGACCGTACAAGAAGGACTATGACAGACAGGTGCAGACGATCGTGCGCGAGCGGCTGAAAAATTGCGCGAGAAGCGAGCAGGTGCTTAAATCGCTGAGCCCGGCGCTGCAGAAGACCTTCGGCGTGGACGCGGCGCAGCTTACGCCGGAGCAGGCGGAGCGGCTGGCTGCTTGCTCGCCGGAGGGCAGAGTCCCGGCAACGCCGGAGCAGCGCGAGGAAGCGATGCGGCAGGGGTATGAAGCGCTCCGCGAGCAGTTTGCGGCAGTGCGCGAGGCGTATCCTGGCGCGCAGCTGCATGAGGAACTGGAAAGTCCCATGTTCATGCGCCTGGTTATGCGCGGTGTGGATGCCAGAAGCGCCTACGAGTTGACACACTTGCAGGAACTTCGTGCAGGTGCGATGGCATACGGCGCAAGACGCGCACGCGAGGAATTGACGGCGGCCATGCAGGCGGGTTACCTCCGCCCGCGCGAGAGCGGCATGGCCCCGGCGGCTTTCGGCGCATTTGCCGAGAGTCCGGAGCATTGGTCCAGACAGACGAGAGAGGAACTGAAGGCGCGTGCCAGACGGGGCGAGACCGTCCGGCTCTAAGTAACCGCTGATAGCGCTTGCTGATTGCATCATCGGTTACATGAGGAAAGGAGAAGTTTTTATGAATCTGAAACAGGAACTGAATTTGCAGCTGTTTGCTGACGCGGGTACGCTGGTGAATGCCAGCGGCAATTATGTGAACGCGTATTCCGGCGAGACAAATGCCTTCCCGGAAGGAGGCGGCATGACGGCGTCCATGAAGACGTTTTACGACACGGAACTGCTGGAAAACGCACGGCCAGAACTCATTCATACGCAGTTTGCCCGCAAGCAGGCGCTGCCTGCCGGCCGCGGCAAGACCGTGGAATGGCGCAAGTGGAACACGCTTGAGGACGCGGGCGCGCTGACCGAGGGTGTGATCCCGACGGGTCAGAAGTTCGGCCAGAGCGCTGTGACGCAGGCGATCACCCAGTACGGCACCTATGTGTCCGTGTCCGATCAGCTGGAACTGCACGCCATTGACGATGTGATTTTGGGCGCGGCGGAGGAATTGGGCGCGTCTGCCGGTACGACGCAGGATAAGCTGGTGCGCAATGTCGCCGCAGCAGGCACGAACGTGCAGTACTGCGACAAGGTCGGCACGAACGGCGCGCATACCGCCGTAACCAGCCGCGCGGGGCTGGACACCACCGCAAAGCTGACGCCGGACGAGGTCAACAAGGCGGTGACGCTGCTGAAAAAACTCAAGGCCCCGAAAATTGACGGCAAGTACATTGCCATCATTCACCCGTCCGTTGCATACGATCTGCGTTCGTCCGAGGCGTGGATCGAGGCGCACAAGTACGCGGGTCTGACGGAACTGTTTACCGGTGAGATCGGCGAACTGCACGGCGTGCGCTTCATCGAGACGACCGAGGCCAAAATCTTCAACGGCGAGGGCTGCCCGGTCAAGACGGCAGCGGATACGTCCAAGGGCACGCCTGCGGAGTATTACAGCGTCTATGCAACGCTGTTTCTCGGCAAGGATGCCTATGGCATGATCGATCCCGAGGGCGGCAATCTGGAGATGATCATCAAGGACAAGGGGCAGGTCGGCGGACCGCTCAACCAGTTCTCGACGCTGGGCTATAAATTCTCCAGCGCGGCGAAGATCCTGTATCAGGATCGCATGGTGCGTGTGGAGAGCTGCGGCGCGTACTCTGCCGAGGACGAGGCAAACTGAGGAAACAAGATGGAGACCGGCGCAAGCCGGTCTCCGGAAAAGACGGGACAGGAAGGGAGAATTGTCATGGAAAATGCATTTGCAAGTATGAAGACGATCACGCTGCCGCGTGCGGGCGGCACGGAGCAGCAGTCGGTGTTTGTCTGCGTCAACGGACGCACGTTTCAGGTGCCGCGCGGCAAGGCGGTCGAGGTGCCGGAGCCGGTGTATGAGGTGCTGGAAAACGCAAGACGGCAGCTGGAGGCGGCACGGAAGCTCGAGGATGAGCTGGCCGCCGGCTGAGGGCTGCGGACAGAAGAAAGGAGGCGGGGCGCATGACCATCCGCGAGGCGCTTGAGACGGTCGACCGGCTCAAGCCCAACCAGTATGGGAGCGCGGACAAGCTGCGCTGGCTGTCGGAGCTGGACGGAGCGGTGTACCGCGAGATCCTGACACAGCATGAGACGCAGACGGCGGCGTTCGCGGGCTATACGCCGGAGGCGGATCTGGACGGGACGGTGCTTCTGATCGAGTGGCCGTATGACGAAATTTACCGGTGGTATCTGGAGATGAAGATCGACGACGCCAACGGGGAGATGACGAAGTACAACAATTCCGCCGCCAAGTACAATATGTACTATCAGGCGTACCAGAACGCGTACAACCGGGCGCATCTGCCGAAGAGCGAAGCGGCGTATATCAAGCTGTAGGGGGGATAGCGGGATGTTTTATCCAAAGCTGACGGAGCAGCGGCAGCAGACGCTGACGACCGAGGCGTTTCTCGGCTATGACCACGATCTGAAGCTTTCTGACGGGGAATTCTACGACATGGAGAATCTGACGTCGGACTGCTATCCGCTGCTTGCGCCGAGAGTGCGGCGGGGGACGGTGCAGGCGCTTTCAGGGGCGCAGGCGATCTGCGCGCGGGACAGGCTGTGCTGGGTGCAGAATCAGGTTTTGCATATCAACGGCGCGTCCATGGAGGCGTATATGCCGTCGGTGAACATCAAGGCGGGAGAAAAGCAGCTCGTGTCCATGGGCGCGTATCTGTGTATCTTCCCAGACGGAATTTACTTCAACACGGAGGATTATTCCGACAACGGGTACATGGGGCATGAGAATACGGTCGACGCGGCGGAAACGCCGATCAGCGTGTCGCTGTGTCTTGCGGACGGGCAGGCGCTGACACTGAGCTTCTCGCAGGCGGCGCAGCCGGAAAGCCCGTCGAACGGGCAGTATTGGCTGGACACGTCGGGGAGTCTGCACACCATCAAGCAGTGGGCCGAGGCTTCGGGGCAGTGGGTGTCCGTGCCGACGGTGTATGTGAAGCTGGCGGCGAACGGCATCGGCAAGGGCTTCAAACAGTATGACGGCATTGAGATCTCCGGGCTTTCCGGGAACGAGCAGCTCAAAAAGCTGAACGGCAGCCAGATTTTATACGGCGCAGACGAGAGTTCTATCGTCATTGTGGGGCTGATCGACCAGGCAGCGGAGGTCACGAGCGGGACGGTGAAGACGGCCCGGCGCGTGCCGGATATGGACTTTATCACCGAATGCGGCAACCGGCTCTGGGGCTGCAAGTACGGTGTGGCGGACGGGAAGACGGTGAACGAGCTTTACTGCTGCAAGCTGGGCGATTTTAAAAACTGGGCGTGCTATCAGGGGGTGGCGACGGATTCGTGGCGGGCCAGCTGCGGCACGGACGGAAAGTGGACGGGCGCGGCGACGCTGGCGGACAGCCCGATCTTCTTCAAGGAGGACTGCTTCCACCGGGTGTATCCGTCGGCGACGGGGGCGCATCAGGTCGTGGTGCAGAAGTGTGCGGGTGTGCAGAACGGGTCAAGCAAGAGCCTCGTGGTGGTGGACGACCGGCTGTATTACAAGTCGCGCATGGGCGTGTGCGTGTACGACGGGAGCCTGCCGCAGGAGATCGGCGGCTGCTTCGGCACGGTGCTGTATGCCAACGCGGCCGCGGGCGGTGTGCGCGGGAAATACTTCATCAGCATGGAGGATGCGGCGCACAGCTGGTCGCTGTTCGTCTACGACACGCGCAAGGGTCTGTGGCACCGGGAGGACAGCACGCACGCAAGCGAGTTTGCGCGGGTCGGCGACGAGCTGTATTTCCTTGAAAATGGAACGCTCAGGACCGTTTACGGCACAGCCGGGACGAAGGACGGGCCGGTCGGGTGGATGGCGGAGACGGGGATCATGACGTATGGCCTTGTCGGAAAGAAATACGTCTCGCGCATCAATCTGCGGATGCAGCTGCCGAAGGGGTCGAGCGTCGATTTCTGGGTGCAGTATGATTCGGACGGCGTGTGGCGGCACTGCGGGCACATCGAGGGCCGGGGACTGCGTACCTTCCTGCTGCCGGTCCGGCCCGCACGGTGCGACCATCTGAAATTCCGGCTGACGGGAAAGGGTGAGATGAAGCTGTTCAGTCTGGCGAGAGTGTTGGAGGGCGGAAGCGATGCGTAGAACGCTCTGTAGGGGCGGGCGACTCTGCCCGCCCGATGGATTGTGCGCAAACGAAAAGAGGGCGGACAGAGTCGTCCGCC